CGACTTTCGGTTCCTTTTTAGGCTCTACCTTAGGTTCCTTTTTAGGTTCTATTTTTGGTTCCTTCTTAGGCTCTATTTTTGGTTCCTTTTTAGGTTCTATTTTTGGTTCCTTTTTAGGTTCTATTTTTGGTTCCGTCGCTGGTGGTTCTACTGGCATTCCTGGTTTTCCAGGCTCAACAGGTGGTTTTCCTGGATCATTCCAACCTGGTTTAATTCGAGTTGGAATAGAGTTAGGGTTCTGTCCTGGCTTCCATTTTATAGGATCAGGTACTTCAACAGGTGGCTCAATTGCTGGTGGTACAAATGGAATAACTTTTGGATCACTGCCAGGTTCTGGTATTGGGCCTTTTCCTGGTTCATGTGGAGTAATTTCTGGATCATTTGCTGGTTCTGGTTGTCCTATGCCTGGAGGAAAAATTGGTACAATTTTCGGTTGTGGTACTAATTTGGGTAATGGATCAGCTTCAGGTTCAGGTTGTGTTATTGGTCCTACTCCTGGTTCATGTGGAGTAATTGGAACGGGTGCTGTACTTGCTATTATTTTATCTATTTGCTGAGTTTGTGTAGCTACTTCTGTTGTAGTTGCAGGACTTTTAACTATTTGTGTTACTAATTCGTAAAGCAAATAAGCATCTAAGGCAAGTAATCCAGCATTTGCTACAATCATACCTGGACCTGTAATTGCGGTTGCACCTGTTACTGTAGCATGTCTTAATCCTAGTTTTACTAAAAATCTTGAAATTAAACTCTTTGCAGTTTTCTTTTCTGTTTGAGTTGCTATTTTTTTCGCTAACTCTTTTGCAACTTTTTCATCAATTTCTGTTTGAGTTAATACTTTTTTAGTGTTAAAATCAATTACAACTGCTGGTTTTACAATTTTATGTGTTACAACACGTGGTTTAAAATTAGGTGTATCAGGTAATTTAAGTGCTGGATCGGCTTCTGCTAATAATTTAATAGACTCAAATACTAACTTACCTTGCGTACTGTCTAATGAATAATCATGTGATTGAATTTCAAATTCTTTATTTGATGTCTTAAAATTTTTCTTACGCATTACTGTTTTAGCAACAAGATCAAGTTCGTTATTAACTGAATCCCAACGTAAAGCAAAAGGTACATTGACATCTGTAGCTAGGTCTTTTAGAACTGCTTCTGTATTTGGTCCTAATTCTGCTATAGGTTTGCCCCATTTTTTGTATTCTTGCTTGAATAAACGAGTAAGCTCACTCGCTGTAATTTGTTTTACATTACGCTCATCATTTACTCTGCTTAGAAAATGACGGGTGAATTCTACATCAATTCCGACTTTTGCAAATAATCTGTCTGCAAAAACCTCTAATTGATCTAATTCTGTCTGTGATAAGGGTTTGTCTACTTCGTTTATTCTCATACAACTATTTATGCCAAAACGTATATTGATATTACCAATAGAATACAGCTTGGTAGGTTATTAAATAAGTTATTAATGTATATGTAGCATAATGAGCTATTTGATCAAATGTTTGTACTCTCCAAAATGCAGGAGTAAGTCTTTTTATATTAAATTTATGATTAAAATTTGCTTTGCCACAATCTATATGCCAGTGAGCTACATAATCTAACATTGCATAACCTAGTGCTAATATTGGACTGACCCAAAATAATAATACTATAAATGTTAAAATTCCATGGTCTAATGAATGTAAATGTAATCCTTTATTAAAATATTGTCGTTTACCTGATGGTTTTCTAAAAGATTGAATGGCTAAGTCAGCTACTGCATGTTTACACATTAATACAAACAGTAATAAAAGTTGGTCTTCCATTTATTCTATTGGCTTTTCACCTGTTAGGCGAGGTCTTGCAAACCATAATTTAAACCAGGCTTCTGTACCTGGCTGTATATTTCTATCTCTTTGAATTTTACCTTTAGCAGAACCGATAATACTAATATTACTACCCTCAGGAGCTTTCTCTCCTAGTTTATTTCCTTGCTTATCAGTTATTCCTGCTAAGTATTTTAATCTGTAAACTTCATCTTGTGTCATTAATGTGCTCCTAGAAATCTTTTATTACATCCACACTTGCAACCTGCTTTGCAATCACAGTCTATAACTTTGTGCCCACATGAACATATTTCTTTTTGAAAACTATCTAATGCTCTAGCATAAGATGAAGTCCCAAGTCTAACGTGTGCTTTATTTTTAACTGGCTCATAATCATTATCAGATACCCATTCAATTTGCTCTGGATCATGTGTTCGTTTTGAGCCACAATGAGTACAGAATAATTCTGTTGGAATCCATTTGTCTGATGCCGCTACTGACCAAAATCCATTACATGATTGACAAGTAAAATGCCATATTGTTTCTTTATAAACTTGCATTATCTAATTCTTCTTCTAATTCAGCAATTAACTTAGCAAATCTTTGTTTCTCAACACAATTAATTTTATGTGCTTCGTATATATTTTTATAATTTACTAACAAAAGTTCCATGGTTTTTTTACTTAATTGCACTGTCCTTCTCAAATATCTTTTCTTCTCGTTCACAAGTATTTGATTCTTGTGTTACTTGGCCTGCTTTAAACTGTTCTAACCCTTGTTGTACTTTTGATAATGGGTCTTCGTCTGCTTGATACTTAATTCCAATTCCACCACTACTTTGCCAACGTTGAATATTTTTACCTAAATCGTCAATTAATATGTTTGGTGTCCCGTCTGCTTGTTTAGCATATGAAGTTTTATCACCAACTATATGAATATCAGTTGGTTTAATTTTTAATTTTCTTCCAATCCAATCTATCTTATGCATTTTACTATTAGCATGATCATTTCTTAAAGGTGAACTTAATATTTTATATGAGCCAAAGAAATTTATAACCATTTGAATTAATTTATCTGCTGTAGGAAATTTTGGTAATTGAGCGAAGAAGTCTGTGCCTATCATTTTATCTAATGTTGGGTCAATATCTGCTGGTGGAATATCTTTATAGTTTCCTGTTTTAATACCTGCTAGTTTAGCCCATTCTTCAAAGAAGTTTGCTAATACGCCATCCATGTCAATATAAACAATTGGTTCGCTTTTTGGCTCTTCATTTATTATATCATTAATTAGCATATACTTCTCCAGTTTCTATATAAGACCATATCTTCTTAAGTAATTTTTTTATAACAGGGTGACTACTGTCAAACCCAAATACTGAGAAATAAGCAAATAAATTAGGAGACAATAAATTCTCTTTCTCTCTGTATTGTGCAGTTTTTCCTGCCATACGTAATAATGTAAGAGCAGTTTCTTTATCTGTTTTACGTACTAATTCACTAGCGATGTTTTTAGCATACGCCTCTATTTCATCATCGTTTCCTAAATATTCTCTAGATTTTTTTATTTTATCTGATAATCCTTTTACAGGTCTAAACTCACGTTGCTTTTTAAACCCTCTTTGTCGATATTGATTTTTATGAATTAATTCATGTTCTAATACATCAATAAGTCTATTCTTAATATTGTTTACTCCTTCTGTACTAAAAGCAATTGTTTTATCTTTGTCAGAAAATAATAAATCAATTTCAAAATGATCAAATCCTTCTTCATCTTCAACAGGATCATAAGAGGCATTCATATTCATATCGCCTTCTCCTACATTTTTAGATTGTGCAAATCCTACTTCATCAACACCTATTGAATTTAACTCAACTTGTAATTTTTTAGCAATATTTTTAAAGGAAATTTCTTTACCTGATCCAATAAAGGTTAAAAAAGGTGACAAGGCTGATTCAATATCTTGTCTAGTAATTAATTCGTTTTCATTTATTATATCATTAATTAACATTTTTTTAAATCCTGGTTTTCATCTAAAGATAATTTAGCCGCAATTGCCATTTGTCTTTTCTTTGCTTTGCTTTTACCTTTGAATTGTGGTGCATCACTTTTATAAAAGTCTTTAATAACATCACTCATTGAAGTGTTTTTTGTTATTTTTTCATTAGTAACACTTGGTATTAGTACTTCTGGCATTTTTATATTAGAAATATCTTTGCCCATACTGTCTTTGTATGCGTTAGCAAGTCTACTACGTTCGTTAGGATCATCTGTTCTATAGAATTGATTTGCAATGGCCATATCAGCAACTATCATGTCTGCTGGTGCTTCTATTATTATTGGCTTGTAATAACCTATCTTTTTAAAATCTTTGTTTGTTAAACTATAAAATGTACTTTCCCATTTATCAGGATGTAATGCAAATCCTCCATTACGTTCTGGAACTATCTCTGCTAATGGATCTGCTCCTTGATGGAACTTTCCTAATTTATATAAACGAACTAACATTCCTTCTGCAATAGGCTTTTTTAAATAATATTCTAATCTACCTCGTTCTGTAGACAAGTCTGAATCTTCTTTTAATAAATCATCTTTTGTAGCAGTAAAATTACTTTGCTTCCATTGTTGTTTTAATTTATTAAGTGTTGCACCCATTTCTGGACCTGGCTTCATACCTTTAGCAATTAAGTCTGCACCTGTTATAGGAAAGTCTGGAACATTGGCAGTAACCGCATGATCAGCCATTTTACTTTGTCCTTGTAACTCTGCTAATGCTTGAATTTTTTCTTTTTCTACTCCATCAGCAATCATGTGTTCTACTTTAGTTTTATCAAGTGTATTGTTTTTATTCTTAACTAAAAAGTCTAATAGTACTGCTTCATTATTGCTTAACTTCCAACGCTTTGCTATATCTACACTATTACCTAATTGTGCTAATGCTACAATAGGATTACCTCTGTCTTTTACTTTAGTTAAGTCATTTGTTGCCAATCCTATGATTTTACTTACACCTGCTTTTTCCATCATTGCTAATACACTTGCAACATTTTGTCCTGCAAGTAATTTACTCATTTCTTGCCAAACACGTTCAGCACTTATTTGTGTTAATCCTTTTGCATGTGTACTAATTGAATTTAATGTATCTCCATCCCATGTAGGCGTTGATAATCTACCTTGGAAACGAAAGTAACGTAATATTCGTAAATAATCTTCTGTAATTCTTTCTTCTGGATCGCCTACAAATTTACTTACTTTATCTTGTAAATCATCCATACCATTAAAGTAATCATATACATTACCATCAATATCCATACTCATAGCATTGTATGTTAGGTCTCTGCGTTTAGCATCTTCTTCCCAACTACGCACAAATTCAACTTCAGCATGTCTGCCGTCAGTTTCTTTGTCTGCTCTTAGTGTTGTTATCTCAAATGGTTTGCTGTCTATGATTGCTGTAATAGTACCATGTTCTAAACCTGTTGGTTTATATGATATACCTGCTTTATCAAGTATAGCAATCATTTCATCTGGTGTGGCGTCTGTAGCGAAGTCAATATCTTTAGGTGATTTTCCTAGTGCAATATCTCGTACTGCACCACCTACTATTCGCATTTCGTGATTGTTGTCTTTAAATACTTTGTCAAGAGTTTGTATAGGCGTAGATATAATAGGTTTTATATTTAATCTTTCCTCGTATATAAGTAATTCACCGATACGCATATTAAGTCCTTATTTAAAGCCATACTTTTGAGCTACACCCAGTAAATTTGAATCCCAATAATTACCTTTGTTTAAGTTACTCCAATAACTTTTAAGTTTACCACCCTTTTTCTTATCTTTCTTCTTAGGTTTTTCTTTTGGTTTTATTTTTTTGTTTGCTACTTTTTTAGCTACTACTTTAGAACTAGTGGCACCTGCTGCCGGAGCTATATCTGTCTTTTTAGCAGTTTGTTTAGAAGTTTGTTTAGCGGTTACTTTAGCGGCTGTTGAAGTTGCCGCCGGTGTTGTACTAATTTTAACTTTTTTAGCCTTAGCCGCATCATCTGCCGCCTTTTGTAACTTATCATCTACTTTGCCTTTTAACTTATCAACTGCTTTAGTTGTTGCTTTAGTTGCCGTTGAAGTTGCCGCCGGTGCTGTTGAGTGTGGCATTACATCTTTTACTTTTTTAGATGTTGTTTTAGTTGTTACTTTAGCGGCTGTTGAAGTTGCCGCTGGTGTTGTATCAACTTTAACTTTTTGTGCTTTTTTTATTAAAGCATCATCTGCTTTCTTATTGATTTGTTTAGCTGTTGCATCACTGGCTGCTTTTGCTAATTTTGGATCTACTTTACCTTTTAATTTATCAACTGCTTTAGTTGTTGTTTTAGCAACTGCTGTTGATACTGGAGCAGTAGTCGTTTTATTAATTGCTGTAGCTATTGAAGAAGAAGGCGAAGATAAATCTAAAATTTTCTGTTTAATCTTAGCGGCATGTGGTGAATCAATTCTAGTTACTGTTGCTTTACCATCTACACCTGCAATGAATTTACCTTTTGATGTTGTTATAGTATCGCCTGGCTTTGCTGTTTGTACAACTTTTTTAGATGTTGTAGTTGTTGCTGTACTTCCCACTGATGCATTAGAAACTTTATTAATACCTTTAGGAACTTCTACATTTTTTGGAGTTGGAATATCTGCTGTTTTCTTTTGAGCTATTTTAGCTGCCTTTTTGGATTTATAAATTTTCTTACCTACTTTATAACCTTTACCTATTACCTTACCAAGTACTCCGCCTGCTATTGTTATTGCTACGTCGGTTCCTACTCGAGTGGCTAATTCTGCTTTAGTAATTTCACCTCTCTCATATTGCTTTTTTGCTTGATATGTATCGTATGCAGTCCACGCCGCACCACCTGCCCATAATGCAACAGGTATTAATGGTAAAAACTCAAGAATAACTTGTCGTTCATCTTTATTAACACCTCGTTCTTTTAAAATTGTATCTGCGGGTAGGTCTTTTTCTACCAAATTGGCTATTCTCATAACTGATAAGTCTCCTATGTAACTATTTATCAATTAATGATATTATGTTTATAATATAAACAGTTGTATGAATGCCCAGGTGTTCATAATTGTAAACCATGAAACTAATAATATCGCTGTACTTCCACGTCTGTATGTACTAATAAGTGCTAACATACTTCCGAAAAGATATAATGGAACAAATATTCTGGTTGCTGGGTCTAAGATTGTAAAGGCTAGTACTGCACTTCCTGTTACTAATAGTATGGTTTCTGCTAATTCAGCATAGAATGCTAATTTATCTTCGTAACTCTTTTTAAAAAATCGATATATATTTTTAAGAATTTCTACCATACACTGTTACCTCTCAGTATTTACCGTCACTGCATGATAGTGCAACAACTACTATTATTATTTTGAAACTTAGGAGACGCCGTTCTTACGTAGCCATTCAAATATTTCTTTATTACTAAATTGTGGGCTACGTCTGTGACTTTCTGGAAGAGAGTCCCAATCTCTAAGTGCTGGATGCGTTTTTTTGCTTTCACTAAAAAATAATCCATAATGCCATCCTTCTTGGATCATTTCGTCACGCCATCTATTATGATGCCATTTGTTTAAATCAAATGTAGCACTTTCTACTACTTCAGGATCAATATCAAGTTCAACATCTTGCATTATATCATATTGATTTGATATTTCTATATTAAAATCTGGAACAAATTTATAATCCCAAGCGGCTACAATAATTGCGGCCTCTTCTTGTGTTAAATCTCTTATTAATGGTATCGTATATGTATGTGGAAATTCTGGGCAATTTGGGTCTTCGCCGTATTCCATTGCTACTTCGTGATCACCTTGTTGATATGAAAAAACAATGCCCTCTGGACCGAAACGTTTACAAATTCCTAACCAGTCCTTTGCAGTTTCACTGTCCAGCGGGTTTGCCGTTTTTAACATTGCGTGATGTTGATACATTAAAATTTCTTCTTTTTAGGTTTACTTTCTGCGTAGTCGGCTTCTGCAGATGCAGAGCCTGAATAACTACCACGTGTTCCTGTATGTGATGTATCTGTTTGCACTACAATTTTATCAGGATTTTCGCTTGTACTATTGACGTAAAGTCCGAACCACGCCGCACCAGCACCCGTAATCACACTAACTAGTCCTGCTTGAGCCATGTTAGGATCTTCGAGTAACATAAACCAATCTACAACATTGTAGAACATGTAAATGTATACTGCTATAAATGCACGTGGAAACAAACGTAACCTATCTATCCAATAGGGAAGTGCTTCAAATGAACTAATATTACCATCTTGGTTTAGATCTGTGTTTGCCATATGTATCTCCTGTTATTTTTGTATTTATCTTACTTAATTATTAGGGGGTACTAATTACGCCGCTACTGGGCCTAACCAATTCCATAGTATGATTGCAACTACAACCGCACCAATTACCCACATTTTGTTTGCTTTTAACCATTCCATAATGTGTCTCCTTAACTATAGTATTTCAAAATACTACATAGTATTTATCTTATTCAGCCTTGATTCCACCTATTCCAGTTCGCCTTACGGGCATCAATAGATTCATCTATTGTTTTATTGGCTATTGTAATGCCATAACGACGCCCTGTAATACCTGTTACATTATGATATAAGTTAACTTGAATTTCGTGCCACTGTTGAGCTGGAAACTTAGCATCTTGTGTAGGTGTGATACGATCTTCTTCATACCAAACTGTATGTACATTATCTCCACCTGGATCAATAATATAATTTATAGCAAAATCTCTTGAATTGTCTACATGTACTGGTATATCGGCAGTCATTGTTTGGTATCTAAATTTTCTATAATTAGGAAACAATGGTTGTAAATACTCCTTTAATTCTTTTTGAACATCGTGTACAGTATAATTATTGCTATCCCCTTTAAATACATTTTCAAGTTCTAGTATTTCTTCTAAAGGTAGTATTAAATGCTCTGGAATTTTTGGTATATTTAAAATCCAAAACATTATATTTTTTTCCAAATTTGGTGACTATCATAGTTTTCAACATATTCTATTATTTTATCTGCTATAATTATATTACCTTCTTTATTAATGCCATTAGCACTATTTTGATAGCCAATGAAATAAGGTGTTAAATGATTGTGTGTAATATCCATTTTATAAATTTCATTATCCACTATACCAGATGTAAACTTAATCCAGTCTGGAATTCTATTATGTGTGAAATGTATAACTGGTATTTGTTTAGCAGTGCAATATTGATCTATTTGAATCATTGCTCCAGTAAACCTATTCATTTGTAAATCTTGATGATAAAAGTATTGCCTATTATCTGTTACTATATCATTTGCTTTATCTAATGTTAAATCTTCTGCTAGAATTTTATTTGACTTTTTAAAATAATCCATTTCATCTTTGGTAATTGTACCCTTTGAAATATCTTGTACAAAACCAGGTACAAATACATAAGTAGGTATTGCATGGAATATAATCGCCATACTAATATCTTTTTGCTTTTTTAAATAAAATAATATTCGTTCTTCACTACATGCTCCTATTCCATAATATGAATTATTAGCATCATAACACTGATATTTTTCTTGTATAATATTTACAAATGTATCTATTGAATTATCTTTTTTAGTTTTGTACTTAGTCATGCTATGACCGAAAAATCGTATATTCATTTAAGTTCCTTTAATGGAGCGGACAGCTAAGAATCGAACCTGCGACTTTGGGCTGGAAACCCATTATGATACCACTTCACCATGTCCGCAACCGACATGGGTCAAAGACTCCTACGCCGGCATAACTATTTATCTGAGTGTTTAATGGCCATAAAAAAACCCGATATACAATTAAGTATACCGGGTTTAGAGTTTCTTTATAATAACGTAATAATTACGCTACTGTTATTGCGCCTGCAGTTGAAAGCGAAAGAGCTTGTAGAGCAGTTTGTACTGCCGCTGCATCTGCCCAAGAACTGTTTTCCATTGTTACTGTGAAAACTGTTCCGCCTGAAGCGTGAGCTGAAAGACCCATAACTGTTCCATGCTGTGCCATACATTCAAGGATTTGACCCACTTCTTCACCGGGGTTAACTTCACCTGAAACGTCTGCCGCACATGTAAGTGTGAATGAAGTCATAGTTGCACCATAATTGTGCTTTCCGAACTCAATTGCGTTTGCTGGATTTGCTGTTGCCATTTTATATTTCTCCTAAAATTACAAATTAATGTAATTTAAAAATTCTGTGCTGTTGCACTACTTTTATTTATGACATCTTGGTGAAAATTAACTAATAATTTATCGTTTGACCGCGTTTAATTCAACAAATATCGTCCAAATAATGGTTTTTGCCGCTTCTCCAGTGACTAAAACCTTTAAACTACTATTAGAACTGTCTGCTGAAACCGCACTTGTAGAGGCACTTAGGCTATCTACTAGTGTTTCTGTACTTTGACCACCTATTAAAGTTAATGTTCCACTCGTTTGATTTATAAGTCCTTGTACTCTAATACCATAGTGATCAGTACCATCACTTGCGACAATGTGTACTTTATACATAACTGTACTATCATCATCTATTATTACTCTGTTTCCTGTAGTTAGTAATGCTTCTGTAGGGGTTGCGTCTGTTGTAGTAATAGACATAACAAAGTTTTCATGTGTTGCTACTACCACATTTGATACTTTTGCTACTTGTGTTATGCTATCTGTAAATGATTTATCACCTATTATGGTTGCTTCTGCATGTTTAGTATCAACATAGTTAGTAGATGCCAATCCTGCAATACTTGGTATATATGGTTGATTTGCTAATGAATTATAATCACCATCAAACAATGAAGGTAAATTAGTTAACGCATTATAATCACCACTAAATGATCCAGCACTAGTAAAACTAAAGTTTCCTGCACCATCTGTTGTTAAAACTTGTCCATTAGTACCATCTGATATACCTAAATCTGTAAGTGCATCAGGTGAATCTGTAATTCCATATCCTGCTATTGTTGTTGGTCTGTTACTTAAATCTGCCCATGAACCACTAAACAATGTAGGTAAATTTGTTAAATCATTATAATCACTACTAAAGTGAGCTCCAACTTCAATTATTTTTTGGTCTACATATGCTTCTGTTGCAAAATTACTACCACCTGATCCTGTTGTTGCATCTGTAGCTGGTGCCCATTCTGATCCATCCCATTTTAAAACTTGTCCTGATGTTGCGCCAGTTGTACTTACATCTGTTAATGCACCTAGTGTAGTTGCACCGCCACCACCGCCTGTATTAGTAATCCATGCATAATCTGTTCCTGTCCAACTTAGAATTTGGTTTGCTGTTGCACTACCTACATTTAAGTGTGTGTTTACTTCTGAATTTCCGTAACTGCTTAATAAGTTTGTTGTATCTGTTAAGTCCGATACATCTGCTGGTATAGTTGGAGCACCTGTTAATGAAGAATATGCTCCATCAAATAATGTTGGTGTGTTAGTAAAGTTCGTGTAATCTAAATAGTAAGTACCATCTTGACTATCCAGTGTATCTGCATTACTTCCGCCACCACCTGATGTATTATCTGTAGCTGGTGCCCATGCACTACCATTCCATTTTAAGACTTCACCTGAACTTGGTGCAGTGCTACTTACGTCAGTTAATGAACCAAGTGTCGTGTTTGCTATTTGATTCTGTACCCAAGTCTGTGTTGCATATCCTGTTAAATCTGGAATTACTGGAGTATTGGTAAGATTGTTATAATCGCCATCAAAAAATGAAGCGTTTGCAATTGCAGTATTAATTTTACTTGTTACTTCTGTAGATAAATCGTAATTTGCAATTGTACCCGCCAAAGATGCTGTAGTAACATAAAGACTAAGATCTGGTGGCGAATGTATAGCCGCTATTTGAGCGTCTACATAAGTAGTATCTGCTTTGGTTGCTATTGATGTATTAAGTGTTGCTACTTCTGTTGCTAATGCTGTAGTTGTAGCATAGTTACTTAAATCAATACTTCCACCTGAACTAATATTAGCTATTAAGGCATTAACTTGTGCTAATGTTGTAAAGTTACCTACTGTATTTTCAAACGATTTGGTCGCAGTTTTATATACTAGAATATCGCCTTCAGCAATATTATCTGCTAAGTTAAAATCTGGTGTAGGTAGTTGTTGAATACCACCGCTAAATGCTTGAATCGCCAAGTGTAATTCTCCCTTAAATTAATATAACAACTTTGTCAATAGAACCATGTAATGCAGGGTCGTATGATCCAGCACCTAAATATGCTCTGTCAACTTTAACACGCAAATAAACAAAGTTACCTTCAAAACTTGTACCTTTAGTAATAGTTTGGGCAGTAAATTGTAAATATGCTGTTAGGTTGTCCAGATCAATAGGAAACCAATCAGTTTCTGCTGGATTCTCAACAATAGTAGCTTCTAAGTGTATTCTACCTGTAAAATTGTTCACATGGAAACTCATGGTATGTAAACCATCAGCAAAACCATAGTAACCGTCGCCTTTTACTTTATCACTTGTGTAAGTAAGTTCGTTTTTGTTTGTTAGAACTATGTTAGAACTAGCCATTAATAATCTCCTTTAATCTTACAAGTATTTATCAATTATCAAGTTCTTGAAGGGTTATACAGGTTTCCATAGTTAAACGAAGCATGTCGCTATATGCTAATTTGAATAACATCATAGTTTCTTCGCTGTTTGTAAATATTGTTGGTGGTTGTGCTAAACGACCAGGTGAACCAAAATATGACCCATATGCAGTTGATACAACTCTGTTATCACCTTTAGGAAAATGTTCATATATCCATTCTACCATACGCCTGCTTTCTTGGGGTGAAGTAGTTCTATCCCAATTATGCCATGATGATACTTTATGTTTATACCTATTGAACCATAACTTATCACGTATAACTACTTTCCTATCACGTTTATGTAATAATTCTCTATGTAAATCATTTAATGGTTTAGTAATTTCTATTACTTCATACTCACCATTTAAAACACTTTGTATAATTTTATCACTTGATGTATAAAGATTACAATCATATTCATGTTTACTTCTAAACATTTTTACTACTCTGTAATTTAATCTTCCGCTATCGTTAAATCTCTTATAAGTAAAATGAAAATTACGTGGAATTTTTATTATTCTTAGACGTGTATCAAATTCTCTGTAAAATACAGATTCTGTTGGCAATATTTGTGGATTATTCTCCATTGATTGTTAATCTATCTTGTTTCCAATCAAGATCTAATGTATAATCTTTAGGATGATCCAGTAAATATTTTGCTAATGGAAGTTTTACAGATTCGTTAATTAATCTTGCACATGGCCTTGCACCCATTTTAGGATCATATCCTTTATCTTCTAGCATTGCTAATAGTTCTGGACCCCACTTAAGAACAATATGTCTACCTTCTACATAAGTCTCAAGTTCGCCTAAAAACTTAACAACAATACGTTTCATATCATTTCTTGTTAGTGAATTAAACTTAACTACACCATCTAATCTATTACGAAATTCAGGAGCAAAATAATTCTTAACAGCATCGTCTACTGCTTTTGCGTTATAAGTTTCTTCGTTAAATCCGATGCTCGTAATTGCGGCATCTCTAGCACCTAAGTTACTAGTCATAATAACAATTGAATTCTTAGCACTCACTATTTTACCTGTGCTACTTGTAAGTGTTCCTTCATCAAGTAAATTTAGTAATACACCCATTAAATCTGGATGTGCTTTTTCTACTTCGTCTAATAATAGTACACAATTTGGATTATCTTCTAATTGATTAATAAGTAAACCATCGCCCGCTTTACCATCACCATGTCCAACATAACCTGGTGGACTACCAATTAGTTTTGAAACTGTATGACGTTCTTGGTATTCTGCCATATCGTATCTACACAACTTCATACTCATTGCTTGTGATAAACGTTTAGCAAGTTCTGTTTTACCTACACCAGTTGGTCCTGTGAACAAATAACTAGCAATAGGCTTTATAGGATCTTTAAGTCCTGCCATACTAACTGTAATACTGTCTACTACAGAATCAATTGCTACTTGTTGTCCAAATACTGTACTTTCTAAAAATTCTCTTACTTCTGCATGTTTAGTAGATGTTTCTTTATCTTCTACTTTTCCTAAATGTTCTTTTGGAATACCAGTTAGCCTTGCAACCTCTGCCTTAATTTCATCATCACTTAAAATATCTAAACGCTCTTCTGCTGGTAATATTCTATTATATGCACATGCTCTATCAATAATATCAAATGCTTTGTCTGGAAGTTTTTTATTAAAAAGATATTGATTACTTAAATCAACAGCAAGATCTCCTGCCTCTGGTCTAATAGTGACATCATGGTATGCTTCATATCCTACTAATGTATTGGCAATAACTTCTTTGGCGTCTTTTGTGTTGGGCTCATCTATTACAATCTTAGTAAATCTACGTGTCAGAGCCGCTTCTTTCTCAAATACTTTTCTATATTCTTCATCAGTTGTAGCTCCAATGACTTTTAACTTACCATCATTTAATGCTGGTTTTAACATATTACCTGCATCCATAGTACCATTTGTACTACCTGCTCCAATAATTTGGTGAATTTCATCTATAAACAAAATAATATTAGGTTCCTTTATTAATGCATCACTTAACACTTTCATGCGTTCTTCAAAATCACCTCTGTATTTTGTACCAGCAACTAACTTAGTCATATCTAATTCCCATATAACCTTATTTTTAATTAAATCTGGTACATGTCCTTCTACAATAAGTTTTGCTAATCCTTGTACAATAGCTGTCTTACCAACACCACTTCCACCTGTTAATATGCAATTGGACTTTTTCTTACGTGCTACTGTTTGTACTAAGTCTTTTAATTCTTTTCTACGACCAACTACATCATCATAATCATTATATGATTCATTCATATTTGTACAAAACTGTTTTAGTACATCTCTAGGTCTAATCCTATTTTGTTGTCTACGTGGATCAACCTCAGGGCCCATAGGACCAAATATTTGTTCATGCTCTTGTTGATTTGTTTCTTGCATCCATTTTATAACTTTATCTTTATTAAGACCCATTTGTTGAGCATACTGTGCCGCTATACTATTTTCTTCACCTAATATGCTTAATACTAAGTCTAATTGATTAAGATGCTTTTTACCTTGAAACAATGCTTGTGTTAATGCTCTGTTAAAAACTCTTTCTAACATTTGTGTTTTAAATGGATTGGGTTCTTCTTTGGTATTTTTAATTAATTCTTTACATTCTTTTTCTAAATATTCAACAAGTGCAATTTGTAAATTATCAGAATCTGCACCGACCTCAAAACACATTGCAATAACATGCGGATCATCTAACATAACTGCCGCTAGATGTTCAATAGTTACATATTCATGTTTTAATTTTTTTGCTAAATTTATAGCAGTTATTACAATTTTCTCAATTTCAGTCATCACTTTTTAATCTCTTTATAAAGTCTTCCACATCATTGTTATTATTTAAATGTGGTATATCTATCTTTAAATTTATCCTTAAATTGCCTTTTCTTTTTGTTTTTCTATTATATAATCCGTGGCCTTTAAGTACTACTATAGTACCTGTTTGTGCATCCACAGGAATATCTAATTCACAATGTTCACCTGTTGGTGTCATTATCATAAATGGAACACGTTTCATTACATCAATAACATTTAATGTTTTATACATTATAATATTATTTCCTTGTCTTGTAAAGACTTTATTCGCCTTTTCTTTGACATTTATTATATATTTCTTTCCCTTATCAGTTACTTTAAACTTGTCACCTAATAAGACACCTGCTGGAATATTTACTTTTAAATATAAATCTTCACCTTCAATTGCTATATAATCATTAACACCATTTATCTGTTGTTCAATAGTTAGAGCTACATCTATCATTTTAGTGTTTGTTGTTTTAACTATAGGAATGAGTTTCTTTTTAGTTATTGCTTCATATGCATCACTAATCGCTAACCACTCAGCAATAGTTCCACCTTTGTCAGGGTGGTTTTTTAAAGCTAACCTTTTGTATGCTAATTTGGTCTCTTTTAATGTAGCACCTGGTTTTAGACCAAGGATAAACCAAGGGTTATTTAACTTCTTCATCGTAGTATTTATTGGCATGACGAAGTGGGTTAAACGCTAGTGTTTTTAAAATAAGGTTGTTTTTTTAGTCTTGTTATCATCAGAAGACTTATTATCATTTAACCATTTATTAAAGAATCCATCTTTTTTAATTTCCATTTTCTTTTCAGTTTTATTATAATCGTCAATGCTTTTTTCTGTTTGCTCGTAGTATTCTTTGTATGCTTCAATTACGGCTTTTTGTTGTGATAATAATTTTATTACATCCGCCATATTTAATGAAAGGGCTTCATACCCTTCTGTGGTTAATGCATATATAACAATAGGCTCGCCTGTTTCTTCTAATTGTTTCCACAAAACTTCTACGTTATCTTCTGTAATGATTTCCCAATCAGCATTTCTTAGTTCTAATTCACTTGTATCAGGTAATACTAATGCTGGTCGTTCTACTGGTTCTGATTTGTATGTTACTACGTCTGGCATAGATGCACATCCAGTTAAGGCTAATACACCTATTAATAATGTTTCTTTAATCATGGCTTGTAATTTGGGTTAGCAAGTCCAGGACATTCGTTGTTGGCTTTTGATTTCTTTGTGACATTTAATTCTTCCTCCGTTAATTCAGCTCCACTTAGTATCTCTATACATCTCATTACATTTGCACCGGCTTTGTCAATTATTTTTTCAACTAATCCAGGCTTTGCTTGTGCAAGTTGTCCTAAGTCATGTTTGCTTAACTTCTTCTCTAACGTATCAACACGTGATTGAGCTTCGGCAAACTCTTTGCTTACTTCATTAAATTGTTTTTGTACTTGTTCTAAATCCTGCTTTATGGCTTCCATTGCGGCATCGCTTTCTTTAGCCGCTTGTTCTGCCTGTGCCGCATTTGTTGCGTATATAAGAATTTGTTGTTGTGTGTATTGGTAATATTTCCATGCACCAAATCCTAGAACGCCAAATATGACGGTCATGATTAGAAGCATTTTGATTTTTCCTAATAAAAACATTTTATTAATATTTGTTTAAAAATTTGATTCTTTCTGTTATTGCGTGGGCTTCGGGATTAGTAGCAATTGTATAATCGTAACTACTAGAATGTACACTTGCTTCAAAGTTTTCTTTATTCCACTCTGTTGGCATATCACTCTTGTATGCATTAAATTTAAAACTTTTTGCTGATTCGTCTACACGAGTTATATCATTTAATATGCTATCGATAGCTTCAAATAATTTACTATTTCTTTCTAACTCGACATATACTTTATAATTTCCGTTTTTATCTGGCCCAGGAGATACATCTACGTCTATAGTATCGTGGCCTGTTTCTATAAATTGGCTTAGGTCTTTTGCTGGATCAACATCTTTAACATCAAAAGCAACAACGACAATATTTTTATCATCGCCTATTTTACTTTTGTATTGATCCACACTAAATGTTGTTTCTATTAAATTTATTAAATCGTTATTTTGTATACTCATATTATTCTAGTCCTAATGTATCGGCTGGTGCATTATCAGATGCTATCTCATCCGTATATGCTTGTTCTACAGCATCACTATTAATATCTTGATCATCAACACGTAATTTACTAGACTCTACATCATCTAAGTATTTTCTAGGCATTACCAATGTTACTAACCATACAGGCTTAATAACCTTCTTAGCACGTGTTTGCCCTGGTCGCCTACCATCTGCATTATCTTGTCCTTCACTATCATCTGGACTTCTTAATTTAGCGGCTGTAACATAATCATCTTCTGCAAAATATACTTTACAACCATGTTTTGTTAATCTCATTGCACCTTCTGGATCTGGCATTAATTTTTTAGGATACATTAATGTAACAGTAACCCAATATCTATCAATCTTAGGTCCTTCTACTATTTCACCTTCTATCCAATTCTTATATGCATATATATTAGCCGTATCCAAAACACGTTCTATATCCATAAGAGTTTCTAATGCACTATCTCTATTAGTATTTGCTTTTAAATTATCTAAAATGTTAAGTTGATCCATTGTATATTCCTTTAATAATTATATCCTGATGATGAATTGTTATTTCTTAGTTGTTCAAATAAATCTTCATGCTGTTCGATAATCTCTTCATCTTTATCTTGCATATTGTCTATTTGGTCTTGTATTTTTTCAACGGCTCTTTCTAATTTATCAACTTTATCATCAATAACTGCTTGAGTAGTTGATAAACTAAAGGTTTGAGTTAGATTCCAACCGCCTAACGCAATTAAAATACCTATCAATAACATTATTATCTGGTCTTTCATATACTTATTTATGACATTTAGTATAACTGTCAATAGATAAATGTTAGGTACTTGTTTCTGATACTTGATTAAGGGTGTATTTTGGTATCTCAATCACTAAATCTTCATCTAATATAACAGTTTGGCAGGAAAGTCTTGAATCAGGGTCAAGCCCCCAAGCCTTGTCTAAAAGATCATCTTCAAGTTCATCTGATTCTTCAACACTATCTAAACCTTTGCGAACATAAACATGACATGTCGTACACGCACAAGCCATTTCACAAGCATGTTCGATATTAATATTATTGGCTAGTAAGGCTCTACAAACACTAGTTCCAGAATCTGCTTCAATAACTTTTCCCTCTGGACAAAACTCTATATTGGGTAAAACAGTTATTTTTGGCATTTATTGTTTACAATAATATCAACAATTCCAGACCAATCGTTTGCCCTTTGAATACCGTTAGTTAATTCTTCATTCTCATTATGATTGTGTGTTAAAAGTATAGATTTTAATCCTATTCTTGCTCCATCTTCAGCATTTTCTAGTTTATCTTCTATCCAATATGTTTCACTACCTACATATTCTGCTAATGCCTTATCTTTATGAGAACCTGTATCTAAACAAATTATTTCTTTAAATGTACCTTTCCCAAATATATTTTCTAAATTATATCTTCTTAATCTTATTGATTTTTTATCTAAACTTAAACTAGTTATACAATGAAACCTATATCCGTGTTCATATAGTTTTGCTACACCACTTCTAGCATCTCTATATGCTTTTAAATAACCAATCCATGCACTTTCGTTAAAAATTTTAATTAGTTCTTTACCTACAGGCTTTTCCATTCCATACTGTTCACAAATATCATACATTCCATGTGCAACAAGAACATGACCATGCGATTCCATCCACTTGTGGAAGGCAGTTTCCCAATCAAGCAATACACCATCACAGTCTGTTAGTATTATTTTATCAGACATTTTTATCTTTTTATCTATCATAGTTTAGGCATGTCTAGTAAATCTGCAAATTCTTTATGTTCCTTAGTGTCATACACACTCTTTCCTGGCCATCCACCAAATACACCAGTTTCCAAACTATTTTTAATCCATTGTAAATGTATATCATTGTCTAGTGCTTCTTTTCTTTTAATTTTATGTAAATGTTCTGGTTCTATATTGTGCAGAGTAGTCATATCAAACATTTTAATATTAGGCATAAATTTCATTTTAACTAACATAGCTTCAGCATCATCTAATACAACGCAATCATGATAATCATTAATAATTATACTCCAAACTTTTTTCATTAACGTCTCATTCTTGCAATTTCTACTGCCTCTTCTTTGTTATCTTCAAAAATAGGAACCATATTACTTTTATGCATTGTAGCAATCCCAAGTAATCTACGTTTACCAGTATATTTCATAGGTTCTTTACGTGTAGCAGTTCCACTAATATTATTACTAACACTTGGATATTGCTTAGTTTCTCTTACTTTTGGGGGTTGGTATGGGTTTCTATTTACTAATTGTTTTTCTGGTGCTTTATAGTCACCATTAATGTATTCTATATAATCTTCAAACTTATCAAACTGTGCCGCGTGTATATGACGTTTACGACAATTTTTATTATGCTGTTTCCATTGTACTCTTAATTGCTCTTGTCTCTCCACAGTCATGTGTTTTTGTTTCCTTTTACGGCTATATTGTGTTGTGGTCATCCAAGGACCTACTAGATGCATTGACATATGTATAGAATAACAGAAAATATGTTATTTGTCAACCAAGTTAGAGCCGTAAACTAGTTCACCTAATTTCTCATTATAGTCATACAAATACATTCCTCTAAACTTATCTTGCTCTTTAGTAATATTTTTAAAAGATTGTAAATGAGAATCCGATGCATTTATTGCCCGTCTCATGTCCGGCAATGATTCTATAAGAAATCTAGTTTCCTTAGTTGAGGCATATTTTGCCTCAAGTTTATCACATATAGCATATGCTTCTTTTTTAAAATTATCTGGTAAGTTTCCTACTCTAAAATAACTTGGAAATACAAGCAATCGTATATTACTCTCCATTTCGTGATCAGCTATAAAGTCTACAAAGTCAAGCATATTATCATAGTTAAATATTTGATAACTACTATTAATTTGAACTTTGAACCAATCTTTGTTAATTGCTTGATATAAGTACAGCTTTTTACATGTTTCTTCCATTTGGCTCCATGTAAACACTCCATTGCTTCTCATATATTCAAACATAGAGCCAACAGCATCAATACTAATATCTAAAACAAGTCTTTTAAGTTTATTAAACTTATCTAGTTTCTCAAAATCTAATTTTGATCCATTTGTTGTGATAACTATTTTAACTTTTTCTGGATGCCCGTATTCTTCAATAAGTTCCATTAACTTATATGGGCTGTCGTCCATAAACGGTTCGCCACCTGTCATCCATATTTGTCTTATACCATCAAGTACACTTGGATTTGCTTCTAAATATTCATTAATATTATTAAAATTTTTCTGATGTTGCTCTGGGACTTTTTTATATTCTTCAGGAAACAATGGATACATATGTTTCGCTTCAGGAATTAGACTGTTACTGTAGTTTGCACTACACATCCTGCATTTAAAATTACATACGTTACTAAAGTTAACAAACAGATGACTTATATTATTTCCACGTAACTTTGGATTAGTATATGGTTCTGGATGGCCTAATGTGTCCATCATACTTTGTCCTAACCAATGTATTCTTTGACTCTTAGTACCAATTTTTTCTTTTTGCAAACAATGACTACAACCTTGTGTGTCCCATTCCCCATCAAGCATTTGCTGTCTAAGTGCGACCATTTTATCACTTTCGTGACTGGCTCCCATGTCATCATCACTCATCATACATCTGCTCACAACTCCAGATGGATGCCAACTTATTGTATTAAAAGGTATTGGGCACCAACTTTTACTGTGTAAGTTCTTCCACGTACTGTCTTCTTTGAATTTAATGCCTATTCTCCTACATTAATTCAAAGTGTGGTGCGTCTATAAAAGGCCTACGACCTTGTGATCTACGAAGATCGATATATTCATTCATGGCTTCAGCCATAGTTCCATCAAACTCCCTAATATCACCAACACTCCAAGCCGCTCCCCATTTGACTGCAACGTCATATTCAAGAGCCGCTTTTTTTATAGAATCAGCCACATCATCATAAAGATTTAATTCCCATGATATTGACGGGCCTACAAAAGCCACAAGATCTACAGCACGACCTTCAAGGTGTTTTGACTTTAATGTTTGAGATTTACCTGCTTCAACATATTTCTTTTGTGTTTCTAATGTTCTTACTCCCTCAATAACACCAAAGTCAACTCGTGTAAGTTCTATTGCTTTTTTTACTACTTGAATCAAATTGGGGTCAACACCTTCCAATCTAGATTCACTTCTATTACTTAATTTAAAAGCCATTATTTTTATTCACTTTTCATTAGTGTCCAGACACCGTATGCCATTAGTGCCCAAGCAATTGGGGTTACTGGTGCAATCCACATAAGTAGGCCAGCACCTATTAGTGCTACGCCATCCCATGATGTACGTTCAGTTAGTCTGTCTTTAATCCAATCAATCATATTGATCTCCTTTTCTGTAATCTAGCGCCTTAACAATGTATATATTACAATCTTAAGGCGCCAGTAATTTTAGTAAAATGGATTGTAGTCTACTTCTTTACAAGAAGTGCCCATAAAATGCCCACCGTGATTAGGCCGATAATGCCTTGTGATCCCAGGTCAGCAATAATAGCCGAGATGTTATTAATAACACCTAAAGATAGAAATGGCACGGTAGAACCGAATACCACTTCTAGGGCTATGCTTAGTCCGATTAGACTAATTGCAACTGTTTGTACAGAAGCAATAGTATCAGTAATAGTTTTAAACATATATATGTTCCCTTTCACTGTCATAGCAAAATATGAAAGTCAATCTAAAACCATTCAGATGACTGCTACTCATTTCACTATACTGTATTTAGTGTATACTAGAAATTCATTTATGTCAAGAATTAATTGCACCACTATATACAGTACCTTTTATAAAATTCCGGTAGTTTTTATATGATTTAATGGTAATGCTTTTCCGTCTTTATCCACAACCAGTACTCCATCTATGGTTCCACTCATATATTGCTTACCATTTGATGAAACATACATACAAGGTTTTAACTCTATTCCATTAATAGTACGTTTATAGTTGTGTGGTCTCGGTGTTTTTGATGGTGCTTTGTATCCCATAGATATCCTTTTGATATCTATTTACCATCTTTTAGATTTGAACCGGGTCTTTTGCAGTTACAAGGAACATTTTGAGCATAATTCCATTAACATTTTCATGCGTCAGATACCCGTCTACGCAATCGCCTTCTTTTGTAATACCAGGCAGTTCTACCATTTTTTCGTCTTCAGTAGCATAATCTTGGAATACGCCAACCTCATATAGTCCTGATTTACCACCGTATGACATTTCATTACAGATAATGCTTAGTTGATATTTGCCAAAATCAAGAATTGCTTGTTTGCCTTTATGACCTCGGCCTTGGTCTTTCATTTTTACATCTTTAAAACGCATAATTGGACTCTCAAATTCCATTTACTTTAGTGGTAGTTCCATTTGACTTTCTAATACAATTAGTTGTTTTTCAAGTTCTTCTATATAATTTTCTAATGTATCTATAGTAGTATAGAGGTGTCCAGTGTCATGTTCTTGAATACGACTACGAAACACCTCTGCTAATTCTCGGCACATGTCTATTGTATGTGTTATTTCACTAAACTTCATTTAAAAAATTTCTCAAACTCTTCTGTTGCTTTTTGTTTTGCCTTGCTTTGTGCTTTAACTTGTTCTTCGGTATACATAGGTGTTTTGACCGTATTTACATAGTCAATTTCTTCAAGAATCTCAATACGTTCCTTAACTTTTTTAAGTGCCATACGGATTTCTTGGCTGTTTTCTTCTTTATTCATTTCTTCTTTAATAATTTCCACAATTTGCCTACTACTAATCATATCCGTTCTTCCTGTTAGTGTTACTACTATAACACGATAGTTGTATTTCTGTCAACTATTTTATCTATTATTATATTGTTTAGTCAATACAACAAATAGTAATCTACTTTGTTAACGAAATCCAATAACAATGTGTACATTATACAACAAACACACATTAAAGTCAATACTTTAATTAAATTTATCTGGCGGGCCTGAAGAGATTCGAACTCCTGACCTCCTGTTCCGTAGACAGGCGCTCTATCCAACTGAGCTACAGGCCCATTTATATATTAGCAGATAGTAGTGATATGTCAACCACAAAAAAAGGCCAGCATAAAGCTGACCCTTTAATTTTTGATCTAAATTAAATCAATTAAAATTGAACTGTTATTCCAAATCCTAATTCTGTATCAGTTGATTCCCAATCATTGTTTAATGATTTAGTTAATTTTGCTGATAATGAAGTAGATTCAGTTAACGCCAATGATGTACCAATATTAATATGTGGTGCATCTTTGCTTATATCAAAATAATCTCCTTCTGTAGATTTTAGTCTATAGCCAACTTCAGCATAAGGTTTTATAAGACCTAAGTCAATATTTGCACCTGCTGAAGGTGTCCAATGAATCTCAGATTTAGCAAATGTATCACCCCAATTATACTCAACTTCACCGTCTACATATCCTGTAATACGACCTACTGGTATATCAAGAGTTTTACCGGCCGCAAGTCTATAATCACGGTTAGTGCCGTTATCAGTTAGTCCTGCTCCAATATCCAACACTTTGCCTATTGAATATACATCTAATGATCTAGATGTATCGTTTGTTGATAATTCATACCCAATATGAGTACTCTCAACAGCAGTTGAGATAGAAGTATTATCAAAATTTGCGGCGTTGGCCACACTAGCTAGAGCGACAGCAAATGCCGCCGAAATGATAGTCTTTAGCTTTTTCATATATTTTTCCTTTTTTTGAAATATCAAGTGTGTGTTTTGTGTGTGATTATATTGCTACGTGCTTTATAATATAGTAAGTTGATTCTGTTGCCAGGCTCAACTTACAAAACCCCTACATACCTAAATTAGGCTGCCATTGCCATTTCTGGCTCATAATTGTTATTTGCAATTATAAATTTCTTCGCGGTAACGGCGCTTAGATCCCGACAACTCCACTAAACCTATTAAATACCAGTCGAACCTATTTCAGCCCCATCAAAAACACTTTACAAGCAGTGACTTTACTTATCCTGTCTATTACTACGGCGTTTCGCCATTTGTACATTGTAGTAACTCTGTCCTTTATGTGTTGTCTCATCTATAAAGTGTTTTTGGTGGAGCTGCTCGGTACCGCCCCGAGGTCCTGAATATCGTTGAGTTCGTTTCAACATTGCTCTTTTATTTATGATAACACAAAACTAGTGTATGTCAACCGGTTTAGCGTTTATTTGTGCAGGTTCTAGGGTTTTTTTCTGGTAATCAGCTATTGCGGCCTTAATTGAGTCTTCCGCAAGTACACTACAATGAATTTTAACTGGTGGTAAAGCAAGTTGCTCTACAATATCTGTATTCTTAATCTTTTTTGCTTCATCTAGTGTTTTACCTATGAGAACGGTAGTAACCATACTAGATGCCGCTATTGCTGAGCCACAACCGTATGTTTTAAACTTTACATCTTCAATTATATCATCTTTAACTTTAATTTGTAGTTTCATAACGTCACCACAAGATGGTGCACCAACCATTCCGGTTCCTACATCTACATCTTTAATGTCCATTTTACCTACATTTCGTGGGTTTTCGTAATGGTCTAAAACTTTCTTTGAATATGCCATATTTTCTCCTATCCTATACGAATAGTATTTATCTAGATTGATGCAAAGACGTTGTCGGGTGTAGTTACAATATATGGATCTGGGTCTTTTTCTGAACTATCTGGCTCTACAAACATTTTTTCAATTACGCCATTGTTTACAATCATTGCATAACGTCTACTACGCATATTAAAACCTACAACTGACATGTCAATTAACATACCCATTTCTTTAGTAAATTCACCATTTCCATCTGGGATTACTTTAACATTCTTAAGTTTATTGGCATCACGCCATGTATTCATAACAAATGAGTCATTTACACTAATACAATATATGTCATTTATTCCATTAGCATAAAAATTTGGTGCTTTTGCTTCAAATCCTGGTAACTGATAAGTAGAACAAGTAGGTGTAAACGCCCCTGGTAAACTAAACACTACAACTTTTTTATTTAAAAAAATTTCATCTGTTGTAAGATCTGCCCATGTTGATGGCAACATCTCACATGAATTAGGTTCAGCTGAATTACTTGGAACTCTAACTTTGAATGTAACTGATGGAACAGTACTATTTTCTTTTGTCATTACTATATCCTTTCTATTAATTATGTATATTATATGCTAAATCATCACGTTTGTCAAGTATTTTGAATAAATAGTTATATTATGCTAGAACAACAAACACTCCAATTTCAACAATTTATAGAACCATTAATAGGTTTAGGTATTACTGCGGTAGTAGTATTGTGGCTTAAAGAAGCTGTAGGTGACATTGTAGCCAGTATACGTTGGAAAATGAAACCAGGTTTTGAACCAGGTGACGAAGTATATTTAGACAGTGAAAGAGCAACAATTATTAGTATAGGATGGAGAGAGACCATATTTGAGATAGATAATGGTAGAGGTAAAGTATGGAGATACATTTACAATAAACGAATGCCTATACATAAACTAGAGAAAGTAATTGTTGATAAAAAGACAAAATAAACTAGTATATGAAAAAATACAATACAAAAGAACTACAACAAAAAGATTGGAATCACAATATTCATCCTTTTACGGATTTTTCCAATCGTAACCCTGCATTAATAGTATCATCGTCAGATGGTAATTATGTATATGACAGTGATGGCAATAAGTATTTAGACGGTGCGGCTGGACTGTGGTGTGTAAACATTGGCTATAATCATCCTGTAATGAAAAAAGCAATTGCTGATCAGCTTGATGAAATACCTTATTATTCAACATTTGGATCAACAGTTTGTCCACCATCTATAGAACTTGCCGCAAAACTTGCAGAACTAGCACCTGGGGATTTAAATCATACATTTTTTGGCACAGGTGGATCAATGGCAAATGATACAGCAATACGTATTATACATTTTTACTTTAATAAACTTGGTAAGCCAACTAAGAAAAAGATTATCTCACGTGTAGATGGATATCATGGCAGTACATATATGGCTATGACATTAACAGGCGTAAAATTTGACCATATTGGGTTTGATCTTGCTCCTGATTTAGTACATTATATATCATGCCCTAACAGTTATAGAAGAATTGAAGGTAACAATCCAACTAATGTTCGGTTAGTAACATTTTGTAATGAATTAGTAGAAGAATTTGAGAACAAAATACTTGAACTAGGACCTGATAATGTTGCGGCATTTATAGCTGAACCTATCATGGGTGCAGGTGGTGTTATTGTTCCTCCACCGGGCTATCATAGAAGAATGAAAGAAGTATGTGAGAAATACGATATTCTTTATATTGCAGATGAAGTAGTAACTGCATTTGGTAGACTTGGACATTGGTTTGCATCTGAATCAGTATTTGGTATGGTGCCTGATATTATTACATGTGCTAAAGGAATATCATCAGCATACATTCCACTATCAGCAACTATATTGTCAGATAAAATTTACGATGTAATTAGTGATGGACCACAAGAAGATGGAGCATTATTTACTCATGGATTTACATATGCAGGACACCCTGTTGCGTGTGCGGCTGGACTTGCTAACATTAAAATAATGGAAGACGAAAAAATACTAGAACATGTACGTGAAGTTGGCCCATACTTTGAAGAACAACTAAAACAAATGAGTAAACACTCTATAGTTGGTAATGTGCGTGGTAGTCATTATATGTTATGTATGGAACTAGTTAAAACAAAAGAAACTAAAGAATCATTTGATAGTAGTATTAAAGTTTGTGATAGGGTTGCTAAACACGCCCAAAGTCATGGCTTAATGATTAGATCAGTTGGAAATCATCTTGTTTTATCACCACCATTAACACTTACTAAAGAAAATATAGATGAAATAATAACAACATTAGATGCAAGTTTTAGTGCTACTGAAAAAGAATTAATAGACGAGAGAATAAGATGACTACAAATATACAAGAATTAACTATCCCAGATTATGAACGAGTAATCCATGCTACAAACAGTGACACTGGATTAGATTGTTTAATAGCAATTCATTCTACAAAACTAGGACCAGCTATAGGTGGTTCACGATTTTGGCAATACGAAAAAACACATGATGCTATAGAAGATGTATTAAAACTATCAAAAGGCATGACATATAAAAATAGTCTTGCTGGATTAAACGCCGGAGGAGGCAAAGCGGTTATCAATTTGCGTAATGCAGAAAAAACTCCTGCTCTATTAAGAAGTTTAGGAGAAGTTGTAGATGCATGTAACGGTAGATATCTTACAGCAGAAGATGTAGGAAGTTCTCCAGCTGATATGCAAATAATCAATGAAATGACTAAACATGTTTTATTAACAGACAGAGATCCAAGCCCTGCAACTGCATTCGGAGTAATAAGGGGAATGGAAGCTTCAGTTAATTTCCTAAGACAAGAAATGGCTCCTGGGCAAAGTTTAAAAGATTTACATATTTCTATTCAAGGACTAGGCCATGTAGGAATGTCACTGGCCAGAATGTTACATGATAAAGGTGCAATACTAACAGTTACAGATATAAATAAAGACAAATGTTTGGAAGTAAAAGAAAAGTATGACGCTTCAATTGTAGAACCCGATGATATATATGATGTTGAGTGTGATATTTTTGCTCCGTGTGCATTAGGTGGGTCAGTTAATAAGGAAACTGTTGAAAGATTACGATGTAAAATCTTGTGTGGTGCCGCTAATAATCAATTATGTGTTTCAATGGTTGGTTATGCATTAAAAGATAAAGGAATTATAAATGTTCCAGATTTTCTTGTTAATGCAGGTGGAGTAATTGACGCATATAAAGACTTTAGTCGTCTACCTTCAGATTTTCATGTAGCAAATATGATTGATGGAATCTATGATAGAGCTTTAATATGTTTAAAAATTGCAGCAGACAGCGATGTTCCAACAAATTTAATAGCCGAGCAAATGGCTGAAAAACGATTAAAATAAACGAACACAAATTAACTAAATACATTATAATGAAATACAATATAAATTGGCAATTAGCAGAACTATGTGGAAATATTTCTAAAATAGTATATAACGATCTTAATACAGTAACTGAATACTTAAAAACTAATAAAATTAAATATTCAAGTATAAAGATGTTTGATAATGATAATGCCGAAGGCTATGGAATAGTAATGCATGATTATATTATTTTAGCATTTAGAGGAACTGGTGCTAAAGATGATGGTGAATTTTCTATATCCGCGGCTTTTAAAGATTTTCTTGCTGATATTAAAGCATGGCCATCTGAAAGTGAAACACAAGGTAATGTTCATTCTGGATTTAAAACAGAATTAGATAAACTATGGCCGCAAGTTACTAAATGGTTAGGAAAAAAATACAAAACTAAAAAAGTTGTAATAACTGGACACAGTTTAGGTGCCGCAATGGCAACTATATGTGCTAGTAGATTACATGAACTTGATGCAGACTTAGTTTTATATACATTTGGATCTCCAAGAGTTGGAGATGGTTATTGGGCTAAACAATTTGATGATATTGAGGCTTATCGTATTGTAAATAACAATGACCTTATTTGTAGAGTACCACCATTTGGATATTATACACATATTGGGCAACTTCATTATATAACATATGATCTTAAAATTAAAACAAATATGACACCGTGGCAACGGTTTATTGATAGAGTTAGAGGTACATTAAAGGCATTTAGTAAGTTTCAAATGTTTGATGCTATATATGACCATCCTGGAAATCAGTATGTTAAGAAAATTAAGAAAGCTCGTAAATAATTTGTGTGTGGTCATTTCCACGCACCCATGTACCCTCTAAACTTTTAATAACACATTTCCCTTTAAATTTTTTAACAGTTAATTCTAACTGCTCGTCACTACCAACTAAATCAGCTTTTAGTATATCATAACAAGGCACTTTGTTCTTATCTAATGCAAGTATAATCATATGTTCAAGTCCATTGTGACGCCAATTGTAACCTATACGTGTATCTTCACCTTTTATAAATCCATCATAACGCACTACATCCCAAAATACAAATTTAATATTTTCTGGATCGGCTTTTAGTACTTTTTCATTATCAGTTTCTACTATAGTTATTCCATTTGCCACTACAGCATGTCCATCAAATACTATGCTATTACTTTGTGCTAAATGAATAAATTGTTCGTTATATATTTCCCAACCATTAATATCTTCACCTTGAGAATTTTTATATGTAACTATACCTTTGTGTACTATTACATTAACTCTTAATCCTCTACTAATAGGTTGTACCGCGGCCGGATACTTACTAAATGTTTTATAATCACCTGAAGTAGGATTACTTATTGGATAAACCATTATTAATCCAGGCCACACACGATTTATTGTTTCTGGTTCCAATCCTAAATCTAATTCTTGCTTTAACAGACTAAGAAATAAGCCAGCATCACGCTCATCTATATGATTCATTGCCATATTACAAGAAAAGAGTTTTTCTTTTTCACTATATTTTTCGTCAATTATGTCGACTAAAAGATGTAAGAACTTTGTTAAACCCATACCAAATTGTTTACCATGTCGTCTTGGAACAAAATCTTGCATTCCAAAATCAATCCATGGGTTATATGCTATAGTTATTATTCGTTTTAATATAGGTTCTTTATGATATGTGGATAAAAGCTCAAACTTCTCTTCTTGCGTCTCAAAGTGTTGCAATTTAGATATTAATTCAGATAATAGGTGTACCTTGCTCATACAACTATTTATCTAGTTAAGTATGTAGTTATTTTATTGTTGTTGATTCGTATGTGTGGTTATATTGATTATTAACCATTATGAATGTTGCACATCGCATTAGATGTTTAAGACGCTGTGCGCCTGCGTATGTGCATGTACTACGCACTCCGCCTAGTATATTTTGAGTAGTTCCTTCTATTGGTCCTCTGTACGGAACAAGAACTTCTCTTCCTTCGCTACTTCTGTAGTCTTTAAGTCCACCAAAGTGTAATTTATTTGCCGCATCACTACTCATTCCGTAAAATTGTATAAATTTTTCACCATCTCTAGTAACCGGATTACCACCACCTTCATCATGTCCTGCAAACATTCCGCCTAACATTACAAAGTCGGCTCCGCCAGCAAATGCTTTAGCCACATCACCAGGACAAGTACAACCGCCGTCAGCGATAATATGTCCACCAAGCCCGTGTGCCGCATCTGCACATTCAATAACTGCTGATAATTGTGGATATCCAACACCAGTTTGTATACGTGTTGTACATACTGATCCTGGTCCAATACCCACTTTAACAATGTCAGCTCCATTAAGAATTAATTCCTCAGTCATTTCGCCTGTAACTACGTTACCTGCAATGATTACTACGTGTGGATATTTATTTCTAAACTTTCTAACAAAATTACTGAACCGTTCACTATAACCATTTGCTACATCAATACAGACATACTTTAGATTATCACCAACTTGTTGATATACTCCATTAAACTTTGCTAGGTCAGTATCAGATATACCAATACTCATTGCTACATGTTCTCGTCTGGTATTAAAATAATCAACTAACTCGCTTACTGCTAATGTTTTAACAAGGCATGTAAACATATGCTGTTCAGCAAGTTTATCAGCCATTTCCAATGTACCTACGCCATCCATATTACTTGCCATAATTGGAATACCACGATAATGCCTGTAATTGTCTACAGTTTTACCTTCATAATTACGAAATTTAAAACCACGTTCTAAATCTACATCTTTACGTGAACCTAATGTACTACGTTTTGGACGAATTAATACATCACTATAATCATATTTTGTATCATTTTCAATTCTCATTTTCACACACCCTTTTTCTTAAATCTGTTGTACTAAATCTATGGTCTCTTTTATTAAAATGAATTTGTATATCCCTTGATTTACAAATTTCTTTACCAGTGAAATCTTTTGTTCTATATTCTTCACCTAATATTCTAATATTAATTGGATACATAGATATTATATCTTGTAAATCTTTTTCAGTTTGGTATGGTATTATTTCATCAACATACTTTACAGCACTTAATTGAGCATGTCTTTCTACTAAACTTTGTATAGGCTTGTTTTTTTCTGGCCTATCAATACTTGGATCAACTTGTAATCCAACAATTAAATGATCACAAGTATTTTTTGCTTCTCTTAACATCTCAATATGCCCTGAATGAAGTAAATCAAATGTTGAACAAGTAAATCCTATTTTCATAATCCTAATATTCCGTATGCTTCATATGGAAGCCAATGTGTTTTCATTCGTTCTGGATGCCATAATACAGTTATTATATTATCTAATTTCCAACTCTCACAATATCCATACTCATCTGTTGCTAAACATGTTGCTCCAGGTGGAATTTTACTTAGCACCTCTTCATGCCTACTGCAAACTTCAACACTACTATCCTTATAGTTTACACTATGATCATGTGCATGTCTACCATTTTTTTCTAAAGTTCCGCCAAGTGCTACCGTCAGAAATTGGCATCCTCGGCTAATACCTAATATTGGCTTATCATAGAGTTTTGCTAAATCTAACGTGTGCTTTTCTACCCGTAAACGATTTTCATTGTATTGCCAACTATTTGGCATCATACTATTACCACCTGTAAATACCACTAAGTCACTATCAACTACTGTACTTGTTTTATAATGTTCTAAGTGATTAGGAATGGGTTGTAACGTATGACCCGAAAACATTTCATAAAATCCATGATCAATGCTGTCATACGGTCCATTTTGAAATTCAATCACACGTTGCGTGATTGCTATATTCATTATTTAATATTTTATTCTACTTTTTCTATTGTAACGTCTAACGGAAATTGATTCTGTCTTGCGTTAGTTATGGTTTCTACACATTTTTGTTCTGCTACTTCGTAGCTATATGTGCCTGCTATGCCGCGGCCCTTTTCGTGAACCTCAAGCATCACAGAGTTTGCTTCTTCTAAAGATCTATTAAAAATATTCTGTAAAAGATTAACTACAAACTCCTGTGGAGTAGTATCATCATTAAGTAAAATAACATTATACCTTGACGGTAATTTTAATTTAACAATATCTGCTACGCCTTGTTCTGATGCTTGAGTCATTTATTTACCTTAGTCTATTTTAATAGAACGTGGTTTCTTTTCATCTGGAATATTTTGTTCCAATGTGACTACTAAGATACCATTGTCTAACTTAGACGATTTAACTTCTACATAATCAGCTAAACTAAATTCTCTTCTAAAGTTTCTAGTTCCTATGCCTTTATATAAATATTCAATCTCTTCCTTGCTGTCTTTCTTTTCAGCATTGATTGAAAGTTGGTTACCGTCTTGTTCGACTTTTATTTCGTCTTTATCAAAGCCTGCGACTGCTAGGCTAATTGAATAACTACTGTCACTCACTTTTACAATATTGTAAGGTGGGTAACCGCCTGAAGTATTTGATGCAAACGTTGTAGTTAAGTCATCAAATAATCTATCAAAGCCTATTGTAGCTTTATAAAAATCTGGAAGATTTAGTGTTGTTAGTCTTGTCATATCTTTTCTCCTTTATTAAGCAAGATTTTTTAGAACCCTTTCGGCATTCTATGTATAACAGAAATCAGTTCTATTACACATTGTTATTTATGCACAAATGCACATAAATTCAGTTAAAACGTATTAATATAGTCTTTTTTTCTCTATAGTATCTTTCGCTATACGTCTACGATGTCTAGCACGTCCTGCGGCTTTTGCTTTAAGTCTTTTTTCTGTATTACTGATAAAGTATCTACGTTCACGTACTTCATTCATAATACCAGACTTTAAAACCATCTTTTTAAGTTTTCTAATGGCTTGTTCAACATTATTGTTTCTAACTATTACAGTTAGTCCATCACCGGCTTGTTCGTCTCTATAGTTTTTCTTATATTTTCCCATATTTATTCGTTTGTTTAATTATTAACTTACATATAGTATAACGTAAGATTTCTTACTTGTCAACCATAAAAAACCCTTGTTATAGTGTTTTTAACATTATTTTATACTTGATATTGTGCCCGATACTCTATTACTATGAGTAATAATTCTCTCATATTCTACTTCTAAGGTATTTGCGAACAAATTTAACAATTCTTTTGCCATATTTTGTCTACCACGTTCTCTGCCACGTAAAATAACTGTGACTGTTACTTTGTTATTTTTATCCAAAAATTTACGAGCCATTTTAGCCTTAGTTTCCAAATCATGAGTATCAATGTTTATACCCATTCGTATTTCTTTAGTCTCAATAATACTTTCACGTTGTTTCTTTTTAGCCAATTTGTCTCTTTGCTTTAACTCATATATATGTTTGTTTAATTCAGTTATTTTACAAACTGGTGGTGTTGCTCTTTCAGCAATTAACACTAAATCTAAACCTACATTTTGAGCTTCTTTTATTGCATCATTAATAGACAGTATTTGGTTGTTGCCGTCTGGAAAGGAAACTCTAACTGTGTTGTGTTTTATTCTTTCGTTAGCTATAACAAAAGGACCTTTATATCTTTTTTTAAAAGGCTTATTTCGATGCATTATTAGTATTGATAAATTGTGGCTCTGCAGTTTTTAAAATCACTTGTTCATTTATAATAATTTTTCTTACACCTTGGTTATATAATTCTGGTAACTTATATTGCGTTTCAAGTAGTGCGTCATCTAATATTTTACGTAATCCTCTTGCACCTAGTTCTTCTTTTATAGCAATATTAGCAATTTCTTCTAATGCTACTATTGTAAACTCTATTTGTATTTTGTCAAGTAAAAATAGCTCTTTTATTTGGTCTATTATAGAATCAGTGGGTTCTGTTAGTATTCTAGTTAAATCATGCTTATTTAACGAATTTAGCACGTTTACGCTAGGTAAACGCCCTACAAACTCAGGTATTAAACCGTATTTTATTAAATCTTTTGTTTGTAAATAGTCTTGCCAATTGTCTATCTTATCGTCTTTAGACTCATTAAAACCTATTCTTGACTTCCCTAATCTATTAATTACAACATCTTCTAAACCAATAAATGCACCACCAACTACAAATAGTATGTTGGTAGTATCAATTTTTACTTTTTCTGGATTATGTTTCGGTTTGTTAGGAACATTTACTACTGTACCTTCCATGAGCTTTAAAAGGCTCTGTTGTACACCTTCACCTGAAACGTCCCTACTTAAACTAACATAGTCATTACGTTTGGCTTTTTTGTCTATTTCATCAACATATATAATTCCTTGCTCAGTTAATTGTATATTATAATCTGCGGCTTGAAATAATTTATGTATTAGTACTTCTGCATCTTCTCCTGCATACCCACTTTCAGTAATAGTTGTAGCATCTGTAATAACCATAGGCACACCTAAAAACTTTGAAAGTGTTTGCGCCATTAATGTTTTACCAGTTCCTGTGGGTCCTGCAAGTAAAACATTACTTTTTGTTAAGTTAGTTTCTGTGTTAGATGTAATTCTTTTATAATGATTGTATATCGCTACACTTAATGTCTTTTTTGCACGGTCCTGACTAATAACATGCCTATTTAAATCATCATGTATTTCTCTAGGTGTAGGAACTTCAAATGGTTTATTAATAACAGTGGTTGTAATTACTGGTTCATTTGTAACAATGCCATGACAGAGCTTTACACATTCACTACAAATATGGGTACCATTTTCACCTGCTAATAGTTTTTTTACTTGTGTTGCGTCTTTATTGCAGAAATTGCAAATTGTGGCAGTACTAGATTTCATTAAAGTTTTTCATTAATATATTCTGGGCTCATTTGTACTTTTATATAATTATTAATGTCAGTTAATGACCTAACAACTAAATTAGTACCTGTAGCATTAATTAATTTTACAGTTTCCCTTCTTTTATATTTATCGCTGTAAAATAGTACTGTATTTTGTGATTCTTTTGATTTTAATAAACCTGTCATGATATCTTCCCATGCACACGTATCTACATCAATAATCATAAAATCACATGTTTTGGAATTATTCCATATCCAAGGTAATGTCCCTGAATTAGTTTTTTTATCTTGTACTAGGAAAACAATACTTGTTGCTATAAGTTTTTCAAATAATTCTTTTATTGAAGAAATTAAATCATTGTTAGTGCTTGAAACCATAATACTTATTCCATGTTCTGTCATGTAAAGATCTGGTGGCGTTACAGTGTAACTGCTATTGTCTAATTTCATTTAAATCTTCTTTTGTTGTTTTAAAAGTTTATATTCGTCATTTAAATCATACTGCTTTGGGTCAATAAGATACTTTCTACTACCGTGACTGTCAATGACATACTCTCTGCCTTTTTCGTCGACATGTACTACGTCTTTATCTTCATTAGAACCTATTAATGTTTCATGTATTTTATCTTGAACAATAGGTTTTTCGGGAGCTTCGCTGTGTTTCTTAATACCCAAATCATTTTTCTTAGTACGGGTGACATCTTTTCCACCTGTACTAGTTTTACTTTTTTTGGGGGGTTGTGGTTGGGGTTTCTGTGGTTGATATCTTTCATTTGTTTCCTTTAATTGAAGTTTTCTTAGTCCTGATACACCTCCAAGAACAAGTGCTATTGCTAATGGGTCAAATACTGCTACTAATATTAATATAACATAGCGAACTGTGTCTTCGAGAACACTTCTTGTTGCGGCTTCGCCATATACTAATTCTGCAATATATTTAACAGGTCCTACTTCTGCTTCTAATTGTCTACTTTCGCCTTCTAATTCATACTTTGAATTATATAGTTCATCTAACTTAATTTCAGAACTTAAAATTAAATTACGTTGTATTTCTATTAATGCTGTATTATCTTCTTGTTGTCCTTGGCCTAGTTGTGCTCTAAGTCTAGTAATTAATGCATTAGAATCTGAAATTTGTTGTTCTGCTATCATTCTAATTCTTTTAATTTCAGCTCTAGCATTTTCTGTAACAGAATTGTCAAATTCTGACCTAACTTTATTTAACATGAAAACCGCCAAACGTCTAGCCTGAAAACTATCTTCTTTCCATATTCTTAATGCTTCTCTAGTGTTCCAACCAATACGACCGTCTTGTGTAACACCTAATAATCCTTGCATTTTTTCAACTTCGCCATTTACAGAATATTCATCTAGTAATGCTTGTTTTTTATCAATTTTGGCTATTTCGTTTTCAAACGGTTTTATAGCATTTGCTTTGGCTTCAGCCTCTGCTATTATAATTGCATTTTGTTCATCAATTGATGGTTGTACGCCACTGTATGCTGTATTAATTCTTTCTTGCTCTATACGTATTTTTTCTTGTATTCCTTCATCTTTAGTATCATCTACTGTCTCTAGTTTGATAATTTTATCATCTGCTTTAGTAATAATTACTTTATTTCGAACAATGCTTTCTTCTATACGTTCAATTTGAGCAACGTTCTCACTGGCCGCACTAGTTTGTTCAATATGTGCTTTACTTAAAAATCCAAAAATACCCATGCTTGTAATAAACATAAGCAAAATTACGGCTATAGTGAGATATGACTTAATAAGAATGGGTGCTGATTTCCAGTTCAAGTGCAACCAGACAGCTGATGTCAACTTGCCTACTTCTAGCACAGTACCCATGATAATAATCGGAATTACTGCACTGGCAAAAATAGCAACTAAGCCAACAATGCTGTAGTAGGCCGCTACTGCACTAATTATCAGAGCTACCAATACTGTCCAAATGCCAAATATCTTCATATTATTTTCCGATGTTATAACGTGTTGCAAGTCCTTCATTGACTAGCAATTCGTTTATACAAACCTCATTGTCTTTTTCGTCGACAATATATATTTTACCAAGTATACGACCATACTTTCCTCGTTTATTAAGCATAGTTTCTACTTTAAATTCTTTTGTCAAAAGTCCTATAAGTCGTTGTTTAACGTCAAGACCCTGTTGTTTGGTTTCAACATTTTTAGACCTACTATCAGGAGTATCTATTCCGAATAGTTTTAATCGTTGTTTGATTATTATGTCAAACCCTAGATCAATATTTATGTCCAAAGTATCACCATTTATAACTCTTACAAGTTTCGCTTTATATGTGTACATACATTCCTTCACTTAAATAAACAGTTATATTTGAACTGCTATATATTTATTCTAAATTTGATAGAATTAATATACTATGTTTTAGTATTCTTCCTTAACCATGCTTTAGCGGCTCTATTTGCTGGTGGAGTATTTAAAAATTTAAGAATTTCTTTATAAACTTTAGTAAAATTCTGTTCACGAGCAGGGTCTTCTAGCCCACCACTATTATCAATAACATAAAACCTTGAAGCTCCAAATATCTGTTGAAATTTCATAAGATTTTGTTGTACACGTTGCCACATCTTAGATACCATTTCTGGTGGTATTGTTCTGGCACGATCTGCGTTGCGTTGTAATGCAACTTCTTCACTTGTATTAACAAACAACATCATTGTATCGTATCCTAGAGCATCTAAATCCTTCTTAGAAGATATGACTTTAGAAATTTCTCTACCTGTACCGTCAATAATTAATCCTAAACGACCATCTAAATATAGTTCTTCTCTTTTTTTAGTAATCTCTTTTGCACGATCACGTACTTCTTGACCTTTTTCACTTCCGACTACTTCTGGATCACTTAAATCCATATTGTGTTTTTTAGCCAAAAATTCATATGCCATATCACTATTAATCTGACTTAGGCCAAAACCTTTTAATAATTTATCAGCCGTATAGCTCTTTCCAGAGCCAGGGCCACCAGCTAAGAATATTGCTTTAAATATATGAGGATCGTTTGGACCTTCAATAATCTGCTCTTGTTCTAAAATATCATGTATCTTCATACTACTATTTAGTATATAATAATGATATGATTATATTATGCTTTTCGAGAGATTACTCTATCTGCGAGACCAAAATCAACGGCTTCTTGTGCTGACAAATAGTTATCACGTTCCATTGCTTCTCTTAATTCGTCATATTTTTTGCCTGCACTATTATGCTTTTCATAGATTCTAGTGAGATTTTCTTTTATTTTAATGATTTCTGCAACTTGGATTTCCATGTCTGTAGCTTGTCCACCTGCACCACCTTTTGGTTGATGAATCATTGTACGAGCATTTGGTAATATTAAACGTTTACCAGGTTCGCCTGCCATAGCAAGGAAACTACCCATACTACACGCCTGACCTAAAACAATTGTGCTTACTGGTGATTTAATAAACTGCATTGTATCATAAATTCCAAGTCCTGCTGTTATTCCTCCGCCTGGACTATTAATGTAAAAATTAATATCTTCTGCTGAATTTGCTGATTCTAAGAATAGCATTTGTGCAACCACTAGGTTTGCGGTATGATCTGTTACTTCTCCATTAAGCATTACAATACGATCTTTAAGCAAACGACTGTAAA